CGCGTTTTTAGCGACATCGCCCCATGAACCACCTTGCAATTTCGTAACAAGACCTGAAGCAATAATTCCACCAATGCCCGGTGCAATCATATTGCCCACTATCGGAGCGATATAAGGAAGCGCCTTCTTGAAAGCCTTGAATATCTTCTTGAAGAAGAATTCCGGCTGCCCGGTTATGGGATTTATGGAGTTAAGGCTGTTGCCAACAACATAGCGATTGGGATCCCTAATCCCCATTACCTTCATCTGATTGAATAAATCAGCCTTCAGTTTTGGGTTCGCGGCAAATATCTCTCCTGGGATAAGGGTCTCGCCATCCGAAGCATGGACCATATACTCATCGCCATACCGCCCAAGTGTGGCTAATCCGTTGGCAAGAGCCTCTGCCGAAGGCTCTCCATTAAATTTTGGCGATGTATATGCCATCAAAATACCTCTAACATAATCAAGTTATTTCTAAATAACTGCCGATCACATGTAGCCTGTTCGCATTCGCAGCGGTTACCTTCAATACTTCAGATTCTTGGATGACCAAGGGTTGCGTCAAAAGTTCAGCCGTTCCATTCGCCCCCGTCGCTTTTACATTATAAAGCACAAACACTGCCGAAGCAGAATCCGTGACAGTCACCGTTATAGTGGAAGTCGATCCACTATCGTCAGCCACCACCAAAGACCGGAAGATAGCCGTGGTTGCCGCCGGCGCCGTGTATAGTGTTGTCACACCAGTAGTCGTTAGATCTACCTTGGCATTTTTGTAGAAGCTAGCCATCTTAGACTACAAACCAAGTTAACGCATTGTTTTCGTCCTTGCCCTCTATCTTGGAAGGAATCTCCGTTTTCGTGAGAGACATTTCAAGATCCCGCAATATTCTTTGCCAAGTATCCGGATCATACTCTGTGGGAGCATCCGGGAAGCTATGATCAAGTAATCTAGCCATTATCTTCTGCCATCTGGACGAATATCCATGCGGAGATCGCCCGTGGTCCATGCTATGTTAATCTCGCTACTTTCAATTCGCACTACAGCTTGACGCGCTCTAGCACGTACAAAAGATTCTTGCGTGGTCGCACTAACAGAATTAGTGGAGTTGGTTGCTAGAGAATCACCAGGGAAATTTCGTGTTTTTAAGACATAATTAACGGTGGAAGCCGTTCCTGTTATGTCTATATCCGGGATAAGCCTATTTACAAACATAAACTGTTCCCCGTCTCCTATATCAAAATCGGACGATTCAATATATGAAGACATCGCAGAACCGTCATCACTTTCTCCGCTTTCGTGAACAAATACAGCATTTGAACTATCCGAGAGACCACAGGCTCTTGGCCGTGTGTGAACAGTATGGTCTATCCAGGCGGTTCTCTGTAAAGTTCCAATATCCCAAGTATTTTCGGTGTAATTGAACTTAATATACCGGTCTATTTCCGTTGCATCCGAAGATACATAGAACCATAAAACCTCATCAAATATTTTATTGGAAGCCGCAAAAAACTTATACGATTGATCCAGATTTACATCATCAAACAAATAACGAAGAACAGTGCAGGGAATCACCTGTACGCGTCCTGTGTATACATAGAAGTTTTCCGTATCCATCCAAAATATTTTATCGCCTACAGCCACAATAGCATTTGGGCTTATAGCGGAGACGTTGCTTCCAACTAAAGAAAGCCCAAAAGTAAAAGGCGCACCCGTAAATCGCATGGCATGTAGGTTTGCATCCGTCCAGATAAGGATTTCTTGGCGACCTTTTGCAGCGGCAATTATTTCCGATCCTGAAGATAGGCGTTGACCACCGGCTGTGTTGGTGGCGGAAGGAGTCCAGTCAAAAGGATTTTCCTGATCGCACCATCTGATCTGCAATAAGTCTTGGTCCGTCTCTGATAAGGGATTGCATCCGAGACAGATTATATGCCGATCCGTGGTCGAAACCATGATATGGCGTGTTATCGTCGGTGCACCCGAAGCTCCCGTTTGGGAAGCAAAAGTTGTTGCCCTTGCGCCTAACCCGAGTGTTTTATCCCAGTAATAAGGTGCATCGTTTAAGGGACATAAAACCAAGTCCTCCCCCCAGTTGTCCTGCGACCACAAACGGAGAGAACCGGACGATGTGGCGGAAACAGGGGAGTTTTCTCCCCATGCAACAAAATCATTGGCTTCCCGGACATCTGCGCCATCATTGTGAGCAGCAGCCGTTGTTCCTCGAACCCCTCTCACTACACCGGTATCTATGGTATTGGAGCTTTTTCCCGTGTACTGAATAAGCTCATTATCTATTAAAATTAATCCGACAAAGGTAATCGTTGCTCCACTGTTGTGAGCGGCTGCGGTAGTTCCATCGGTTCCCCGCGTTATATCGCCAAGAATATTTCCGGCATTGGTTCCGTAGCGTATTTTCTCGCTTCCTATAATAACAGTACCTTCTTCTGGGAAAGCTGAAGAACTTGCCAAAGGAAGTGACGATGCATCAAGAGCAACATTCGATGAAATAGTGCTGGCGGCGGCTTCAAAGCTAGCCGCACTTGTTAGCGTAAAGGAAGTAACGGAAGAATTTATCCCGCCACCGTCGTTAAGCGTTGTCTCTGAATAGCTTTGAGAATAGCCGCCCCACAAACCTGCACCCCATCCAACGCCTCCAACTTCGGAATCCAACCCTATGTTAATCTGGTAGGAAGCTATTACGACACTCCCGCCACCGGCGGTAGATCCAGAAGAGGCGCTTCCACCCGTGTCTATGGTGTATGAATTAGAATCTATAAGGGTTAGTTCATGTTCCGTGTTGAGTTGTGCTGCCGTTATGCCGTCAGTTGCTGTTGCACCGCTGAATGTTACAAAATCACCGTCTATCGCACCGTGTGCTGCGGCAGTCACCGTTACAACGCCACCAGAGGCGGCGGTCTTAAAAGGGTTGGAACCAAGGGTTACGCTACTTCGTATGGGAGTTATATCGTTATAAGCTGTACCCTCTTCTATATAGAATTTCTTTTGCGTTCCCAGCCCCATATATTTACTGCCGTCTAAAGCAGCCCAAGTATGCAGAGATCGACCAGTACCTTCTATAGTGCCGCTACTTAATTTAGTCCATCCTCCCATCTTCTCAGGGCGACCTTTCCTAAAACGGATAAGGTTGGAATCAAACCATCCATTTTCATTGCCGTAAGAGGTAGTTTCCTTATTTACCCCAGGCCGAAAAGTTATCTTAGCTAAAGGCATTTTTAGGAGGCGTCCACGTCTCTTGCATCGCGATCTTTATAGCTGGGTCGTCCAAGGATCGTCGTGATCAGCGCATCACGATTTGCGGGCACTTCTGTGATGTCAGGGTCTTGGTAAATATCTGCCATACCCTCTTTGATGATTCGTTCCTTGCACGCATCAATTTTATTTGAAATCACATGATCAAGACGACGCTGGATATCAGCAGCGACCTCCGCGCTAGGGATATCGTGCGCGAGACAAGCCATTTGCTCATCTGTAACGGTAACGGTAAAATTCGGCATGTTTTTTCTCCTTTAGTGCTGTAAGCAACCCGAAAACCACGAGAGCGTGTCGCCACCCTCGATGTCCAGGATGTCAGAACCTTGGCCACCGACCGCTACAGTAACATAACAGGTGTCGCTCGCATCCAGATCGGCGAGTATCGAAAATGTCATTCCTCCGGGGCCGCCACTATTTCCAAAATCCCACATCCTGTGGGCGTGGGTTCGATTGGAAGTAACGAACTTGATGTCGCCGTATGTTGGCGTCGATGTGGCACCAGCCATGTAGCAGTGGGTGGTGAAAAAATATTTTCCAGTAATCGGTGCAGTGAATACGCCTGTACTATTGTTGAAATTGCCGCCGATGTCCCAAGTCTCGGTGTCCCAGACCACAGTGTAGACAGTCCCGTTACCCGTCACATTGGCCGCCTGTGCCGCGAGGGTGGCACGAAATGAAGGCTGCAACGGCATCGTGACTGCACCCGTAGAGGCTACTGTCATTGCCGTATTTGCTGAAGCTACACCTATTGTTCCACCATCTTTAATTAAAATATCATCTTTAAATGTTACAATACCGGCGGAAGAAACCGTCATAGCATCTATGGCTGAGGTTACACCAATTGTTCCACCGTCTTTAATTAAGATATCATCTTTAAATGTTACAATACCGGCGGAAGAAACCGTCATAGCATCTATGGCTGAACTTACACCAATTGTTCCACCGTCTTTAAATACGATGTCATCCGCAACAGTAAGTAACCCGGCAGAACTTAAAGACATGGTTTCAGCCGCAGCGGCACTCGCGGCTGTCTTAAAGCTAAGTTTAGTGGCATTATTGGAAGAACTGAAATCACCTTCTGATACAGCCGCAATTCCAGCCGCCACAAGAATAGCGTCCGTTCCTGCTCCTTCATCGGGGGCTTGAAAATCTATCTGGCCCAAAACATCCGCCGACGCGATATCTGTTTCGCCAGTTTGAAGGGTCAACACCATAGGCGTATCGTCGCCCGTGGCGGTGTTCTTCATATTCACATTACCGACACTGGTAATATGCATTTTCTCTGTAGCGGCTTCGGAAGCTCCTGTCTTAAAACTTAATTTAGTGGCATTGCTACTGGAGCTAAAATCCCCTTCCGAAATAGCTGATATACCAGCGGCGACAAGGATAGCATCCGTGCCAGTGGCTTCGTCTGGGGCTTGAAAATCTATCTGACCTAAAACGTCATCCGCCGCAATATCCAATTCACCCGTTTGCAGGGTTAAGACAAAAGGGTTACCATCACCTGTTGCACCGGCTTGTTTTAATTTTAACCCTACATCCGCAACATGAGTGACCGTAATATCATTATTAGCTCCCATATTTAGAACGGCTGAATCTGATACCAGACTAAGATCGTTGCCAATCTGTAAATCGCTTAAAGCATCCGTTACAGCAGCACCACCCCCCGCACCATCACAATAGACAACGGCACTGTTGCCGTTCTGTACCGTGACATTGGCTCCAGATCCTTGTGTCAGAATAATGGAATACGGTCCGCTTGACCCAGAATCTGTCGTGGCATTAATAATTATGAAAAATACTTTGGCTGTATTCGGAGCAATTGTAACCGTACAAGTTGAATCCAAAGCCCCTGTGAATTTAATCACACGGTACATTCCGTCCTGAAGGTTCTCGGTTCCTGATTCCGGAGAGGCTTCCCTGACAGTAAGAGTAGCCGTATCCGCATTTGTTGTTATGGCAACAGAAGTATATGCAGTGATGCGATCAATAATATCCCAGTTATGATTACTCGTTGTACCCCAAGTCCCGGACTGATCTCCGGTCGCCATTTTTTCAATTCCGAGACTTGTTGAATATGAAGAAGCCATAATCCTATTCCTATGCCGCTATTTCCGTCCAATCGGGGGTTTGAGATGCGCCAATAGTTGACCAACTCGGACTTTGTGTTGTGCTAATTGTTGAAAAATTAGGTGTCTGCGATGCATCAATTATTCCCCAGATATTTACTGAGCCAACTTCACCCGTGGCTGACACACCATCAACCGAGACGGATACACTAGTCGATGCAACAACAGTCCCAATCGCGCCTGTTCCCGCGACCCCTGTGAGGGTAACATTTGCAGTTCCCGTAATCGTGACGGAACCAACTGCACCAGTTCCCGAGACACCCGTTGGAGAGACTGTTGCACCGCCCGTAGCCGTAACAGAACCAACTGCACCAGTTCCTGAGACACCCGTTGGAGAGGCTGTTGCGCCTGCTGCAACCGTAACAGAACCGACTGCGCCAGTTCCGGCAACACCCGTAGCCGTAACATTTGCACCCGCCGTAACTGTAACAGAACCGACTGCGCCAGTTCCGGCAACACCTGTAACTTCAACAGGAACCGCAGAGGACCATGCTCCCGAACCCCAAGTGCTACGTCCCCAGCCGGTGATGTTTGCCAAGTTAACATTCCCTACGCAATTCTAATAATAGCATTACTGGCATCAGCCGCTGGAAACGCGATAGTGAATGTTCCGGCAGTGCTGGTTTTATTCGAGCTAAAATCTAAAACACAAACAGCCTTATCGCTGTTTGTATCGTTATATATCAAAGCGCCCATAGCCGTAATAGTCGCCGTTGTGAAACTCAAATCAGAAAAATCAGTGATTCCTGTAGTTCCCGTAGTTGAGGGATCGATATTTGTGAGAGCCGATCCGCCTGCCGCATATGATCCACTATTAGCCACTTCACCTGTAGTGGTATAAGCCGTAGTAGTTGCGCCTAGCGTAGCTGTGGTGCCGCTTTTGCCACCACCACCTTCCGCATATAAAGCCAATTTGAAACTATTACCGCCCGTGGCAAAATTATGTGTGGCTGTTAAGATCTCACTCTTGAATGAACTACACATTGCCGCTGTTATAGCCATATCACAAACTCCTTAGATTATCGGCTAGATCGGAATAACCACTCTGCCTTAGTTTAGCACAAATTGTCGCCCTGTCTTGCTTTACCGCTTGCCGCATATAGTAAATCAGTGTCTGCTTCAACGTATCCTTGAACGCTTGAGCCTGATCTCGTATGGGAGGAGGGGCTTCATCCGCAACATAAAGAATTCTATTCGCTGCCATCTGGGCAACTTCCTCTATAGAATGACCTCTATTATCGGTAGTGAGTACCTCTATATTTCCCACTGAAACAGAAGAACTTACATCAAACATTACGATTTCCCCTGCATCGAAACGACTTTATCATTTCGCTCGTATAAAGCAGGTTCAATATCCAAGGGTTCCGGGGGTTCAATGTTGGATTTTTGAATCAGCGCAAGAGCACCGTCTTTTATATCCATTATCAGTGGATCATCTAACCTATGGTATCCATACAGCTTTTCCTCTATAGGAACATCAGTGTCTAAAAGAGACGAAGATGCAGCTACATCTACCTTCATACCTCTTGCGACAGCAGCCGAAAGCCAGAATTCCGTACACGCTCTCCCTGATTCAGCCATATGAAGATTAGTTCTGTAGGAATAATCTATTCCGTACAGGAAAAGTTTTCCTATTTCATGGTATATGGCAAAAGCTATGGCGTAGGGGATTGTGTTATTAAAATAACAAAGACCTGTTTTTTCGATGGTTTTCTCTAATGGGAAAAGAACGGCCCCCGGAACTCTGCTATCAAGTTCACATGTGTATATAGGACCCGGATGTTTGGGAAGTTCCCTTCTAAGAGCGGCGGTTTGCTTACCCGCTAAGTCAGTATCAAAAAACCTTGATGGCGGGTCCATCATAAACACTCGATCATGCTTAATAGGTGCCAGCATAGAGTTTACAGCCCACACCTCATCATATTCCGCTCCATTAGCCACGGAGGAGGTGTATTCCCGTTGAGAATCTCCTAATCCAACTAAAGCTACCGATGCTCCTTTAAGATCAATCATGCGACATCTTTCCGAACACGATCATAGCGGTATTCATCTCTGGTTTGCTTACCTTCGCCAAGATTCTTCAACCACTGAATAGCTTCCATGAATCTATTGTTATA